GATGTTCTTACAGTAGAAACTCTTGGTGGTAGTAAGTTAGGAAGAAATCTGAGATTATCTTTGGTCGGTATTGCAGGAACTAATGAACTTTTATTGGATAATGTTCAAGGAGAATTTAAAGAAGGTATTGGTTACAATTTAAATTACATAAACAATTCTGGAACCTCAACACCTTTGGGAAGTAATGTTATAATACCAATAGGTGGAAAAACAATTATTAATGATGGACTTCATATAAAGGTAAATCATAAAAATCACGGAAACCATTCACCAACAGATAGAGTTTCTATTTCAAATGTAGTAAGTGATATAAAACCAATAACATTGACTGCTGATTATGATAAAAATTCTACTGGCGAGTTATTTGTAAATTCAACCACAAATTATGGAACCTTTGAAAATTTACCAGTTTCTTTTTCAAATCCAGGATACGTTGCAATAGATGATGAGATCATTAGTTATAATGGAACAACTGCAACTTCTCTTACAGGAATAACAAGAGGAATTGATGGAACAAAAATTGAAGATCATTTTTCCGGAGATGTTGTAGGAAAATATGAATTAAATTCTATTTCTTTGAGAAGGATAAACAAAACCCATAGATTAGAAGAAGTTACTTTACCCGATCCAATAGGTTTGGATTATTATTACATAAAACTGAGAACAGGATCTACGGATAGTGATGGATCTACTTTGATTGGAGTTGATAGAAGTGTAGACCCTAAACTTTATATTAAAGAATCCAAGTCAACTGGAGGTGAAGATATAAATGCAACTCAGAATATTCAATATAATATCATAAGACCAACAGTTCAGACACTGACTCTTAGTGGAACAACTATAACACCTTCCATTAGAACAGTTTCAGGAAGAAGTATTGATGGATCGGAAACTTCTTTTGAGGACAATGGATTTGAGTCTATAAATTTAGATTCTAACAACTATCTTTCAAGTCCAAGAGCAATATTTTCAAAAGTTAATGAGTCTATTGGATTAAATAATCTTCCAGGAAACAAATCATTAACATTAAATTTACAGTTGTATAGTGGAGATTCTTATGTTTCTCCAACAGTAGATTTGGATAGAGTTGGACTTATTTTAACCTCAAACAGAGTTAATAAGAGAATAGAAAATTATTCCACAGACGATAGAGTTTCTAGTTTAGAAAAAGATCCAACAGCATTTACATATGCATCAAATATAATATCCTTAGAAGTTCCAGCAACTTCTATAAAACTTCTATGTACTGCTTATGTTAACACATTTAGTGATTTAAGAGCATTTTATTCAATTCAAAAAGATCCATATGAAGATCCAATATATTTTCCATTCCCCGGATTCAATAATTTGAATAATCTTGGTCAAACTATAGATGAATCTCTTTCCGATGGAAATCCAGATAGAAGAGTTCAAAAAGTAGATTTATTGACAAATGAAAGTCCTCTTGAAGCATTTAGAGAGTATGAATTTACTGAAAATAATTTAGAATCTTTTAGATATTTTAGCATTAAACTTGTTGGAACTTCTACAAACCAGGCATATCCACCAAGAATTAAAGATTTAAGAGTTATTGCTGTTGCATAATGAAAAAGAAAGTAAAAGAAGATTTGAATTTGGTTAGAGATGAGAGTACAAACGCTATTCTCAATACAAACCACTTAGAATACCAAAATTATTTGAATTTGAAAAGAAGTAAGCAAAACAACTCCAAAAAAATTGAAAATTTGGAAAATGAAATGGGTGAAATTAAAAATAATATTGAAGAAATAAAGTCAATGCTTTCATCTTTAATGAATAACATGAAATGATAGATATTATAGGAAAAAAGTAAACTGTAAAGAATAATGGCACAACCATCATCAAGACAAGAACTAATAGATTATTGCAAAAGAAAACTGGGACATCCAGTATTGGAAATTAATGTTGCTGATGAGCAGATAGAAGATCTTGTTGATGATGCAGTGCAATTTTTCCAAGAAAGACACTTTGATGGAGTAATTCAAACTTATTTAAAATATAAAGTTACTCAAGAAGATATTGATAGGGGAAGAGCGCAAACAGGTGGGGTTGGAATTGCTACAACCTCAGCAACTTCTACAACAAGTGAAACGTTTAACTTCTTCGAAAATGCAAATTTCCTCCAAATTCCAGATCATATTATAGGAATTAATAAGATTTTTCAGTTTGAAGGATCTAATGATATTTCCCGAAATATGTTTAGTTTGAAATATCAATTATTTTTAAATGATATTTACTATTGGGGTTCAACAGAACTTTTGACTTATGCAATGACCAAAACATACCTTGAGGATATTGACTTTTTACTTACCACACAAAAGCAAATAAGATTTAATAAAAGACAAAATAGATTATATCTTGATATTGACTGGAGCAGTCTAGTTGTTGGAGAGTACTTGCTTATTGACTGTTACAGTGCATTAAATCCAAACGATTATTCTAATGTATGGAATGATTCTTGGTTAAAAAAATATCTAACTTCTCTAATTAAGAGGCAATGGGGTCAAAACTTAATCAAATTCCAAGGGGTTAAACTTCCAGGTGGAATTGAGTTTAATGGAAGACAATTATATGATGATGCCCAAAGAGAAATAGATATGATAATGGAGCAGATGTCATCTTATTATGAAATTCCACCATTAGACTTCATAGGATAATTATGCTTAACCCATTTTTTCTTCAGGGATCAAAAGGAGAACAAAATCTAGTTCAGGATTTGATAAATGAACAGATAAGAATGTATGGTGTTGAGATTTACTATATTCCTAGAAGATATATCACTAAAAATACAGTAATCGCTGAGGTAATACAATCAAAATTTGATAAGGCGTATCCAATTGAAGCATATGTTTCTTCTTATGATGGATATGGTGGACAAGGAACACTTCTATCTAAATTTGGAATTCAAGATATTGACGATTTAACTCTTGTAGTATCTAAAGAAAGATTTGAAGATTATATTTCACCACTAATAAAACCTATTAGTAATATCGAATTATCAAGTAGACCAAAAGAAGGAGACTTAGTTTATTTTCCTTTGGGAGATAGAATATTTGAAATAAAATATGTTGAGCACGAATCTCCATTCTATCAATTGCAAAAAAACTATGTGTATGAATTAAGATGTGAACTCTTTAGATATGGAGATGAAGTTGTAGATACAGATATTGAACAGATAGATGATAATTTTGTAGATCAAGCATACACTCAAACATTCAGATTAGTTGGTTCAGGAAGAACTGCAACTGCGGTGGCAAGTATTTTTGATGGCGCAGTTTCCACTATTACAGTAACAAATAGAGGTAGAGATTACACGTCTGCACCAAGAGTTGCAATATCTTCTTCTCCATCTCCAGGAGGAACTGCAGTTGGGGTTGCAACTTTAATTACAGGTATGTTTGATTATTGCGCAGATTCCAAAGAAAATTATAAGGTTCAAGGAGTAGAAATTGTAAATTCTGGTTACGGATATACTTCCGTTCCAATGGTTGCATTTATTGGTGGTGGAGGAGTTGGTGCAGAAGCAAAAGCAACTATTTCAGATGGAGCAGTTGGTGTAATTACAGTAACTGATGGAGGATCTGGATATGATTCGGCACCAATAGTATCTTTTGTTGGAATAGCATCTACATCTGCTTCTGCTGTCGCAATACTTACTAACGGGTCTATTACTGCAATAAGGATTTCAAACACTGGTTCCGGATACACAGAAGCGCCGACTGTAAGGATTTCTGATCCATACTTACTTGGGTCTGGATCATTTACCTTTAATGAAGTAGTTACAGGATCTGCAAGTAGCGCAACTGCTCTTGTAGAGTCTTGGAATTCAGTTACAAATGATTTGGAATTGAAGAACTTTACAGGGGAATTTGTTGTTGGTGAAATTATCACTGGAAGCGAATCGGGAGCAACTTATAAGGTTCTAACTATAAATACCGTAGATTCTGATGATGCTTATAGTCAAAATATAGATATTGAGACTGAAGCAGACCAAATATTGGACTTTACAGAAAAAAATCCATTTGGAACACCTTAAATAGTTAAATAATCAATAGTATCTGGGAAAATGTATGTTTGAGTATTTTTATAACGAAATAATAAGAAAGACCGTAATCGGATTTGGAACTTTATTTAATAGTATAACAATTAAGAGAAAAGATTCTTCCGATAATGTTTTTTCTATTGTTGAGGTCCCAATTGCATACGGACCAACTCAAAAGTTTTTAGCAAGACTTGAGCAGTCACCAGACTTAAACAAACCAGTCCAGATTACTCTTCCAAGACTTTCATTTGAAATGGTAGGATTAAACTATGATCCAACCAGAAAAGTTACTCCAATACAAACAATTATATCATCCACAAAAACTGATAAGACAGACCTAAGAGTCACTTATATGCCAGTTCCATATAATGTTTCTTTTGAATTGTCTATCATGACAAAGAGTAACGATGATATGCTTCAGATAGTTGAGCAAATTTTACCATACTTCCAACCCTCATATAGTATAAGTATAGACTTAGTAGACGTGATTGGAGAAAAGAGAGACATTCCTATCACTCTTGATAACATCACTATGGATGACTCATATGAAGGAGATTTTAGCACAAGAAGAGCATTAATATACACACTAAGATTTACTGCGAAAACTTACATCTTTGGTCCAACATCTTCAGAATCTTCCAAAGATGTTGTCAAGAAAGTTGCTATTGGTTTTGTTTCTGGAGAAAATACAGGATCTCCTACAAGAGATATTACTTATAGAGTAGAACCACAAGCAACTAAGAAATATATTGATCAGGTATCAACTACACTTTCAGAAGATATTAATCTAGAAACTACAATTTTTGATGTTGCAGATTCTTCGGCAATCGCAAAAGGATCTTATATTACAATAGACACCGAAACATTATATGTAAAATCTAAGACTGGAAACAAACTTACGGTTAGAAGAGGTGAATATGGTACACCAATATCTCTTCATGTATCTGGTTCTGGCGTAAGTGTTATAACAGAAGCGGATAATGCTTATGTTCAAATTGGTGATGATTTTGGATTTAGCGACAGCTTCTGATAATTATGAGTAATAAATTTGACAATTTAGATGAGACCTTTAATGTGGAAGAAACAATGAAACCAGTAGTAGAAGTTGAGAGTGTTGAAGTAGAAAGTTCAATAGATAAATTTGAAAAGGTGTCTGAGGATATTAGAAAAGATTATGAATATAGTAGAGGAAATTTGTATTCTATTATAGAAAAGGGGCAAGAAGCACTGAATGGTGTAATAGAACTTGCCCAAGAAACTGAGATGCCAAGAGCATATGAAGTTGCTGGACAGTTAATCAAAAGCGTATCTGATGCAACTGAAAAGTTAATTGACTTGCAAAAGAAGTTGAAAGACATTCAGTCTGATGATAAAAAGAAAGGTCCAACAAGTGTTACAAACAATGCTTTGTTTATAGGATCCACAGCAGAACTTAGTAAATTGTTAAAGCAACAAAAAGAAGATGAAAACGTTTAAACAATTTAAAGAAAGTTGGTCTAATAAATATAAAAAGAGTATAGATTGCTCAAATCCAAAAGGATTTTCTCAGAAAGCACATTGTGCGGGAAGAGATAAAAGA